TGGGTTTACCAGAGTAGGTATTGCCAGTACATTTATACACGCTGATGTAGACGAAGAACTCACAGATTCAGTAATTTGGACATATTAACATGACAGGATGGGAATTAAGCTTAGGTACTTACACGGGAATACTGGTAGGTATCTGGTCCTCTAAATTTGAAAACGGGCATCAGCATTGTCTTTACTTACCTTTTATATTCATCGAATTAAATACTTATTATGATTGAGATTTTAAAATCAAACTGGGCTGAATTGCTGATCGGAGCAATGGCATTTTTTAAAGTTATCGCAAATGTAACTCCTACCGAAAAGGATAACAAGATGTTCGGCTATCTGGATGACTTGGTAAGCTACTTTATTAAAGATAAAAAGATAAAGTAATGCCCATATCCCCAACACTTGCAAAGGGTATTCTTGCCATTGTTCCAGAAGTATTCAAAGACAAACGAGGTAAATGGAGCAGTAAAAGAACTGTATCTGGGGTGTTAGCTGGTGCTTGTGTTATGCAAATAGAAGCTAATGGCTTAGATATTAACAGTTTATTGTTAGCATTAATCTCTGTACTGCCGTTATGCTTCTCTGTATTTGAAAAAAAATAACTATATTGAAGCCGTAACCAATTAATTTATTATGGCTAACAATCGAATACGCTTAAAGGCTCATGAACTTGAGTTGATTAAGCAACACCGAGCAAAGACCTTAGACAATATTAACGACAATACTGCCTTAGATCTACACCTAAAGGAGCGAGGTATTAAAAAGAAAGACGTTGTATCTGTCAAGCATTGGCAGAATATGAACGGAGAACTGCGTTTTTCTGTCGTTACAAAAGAGGGGCAAGGATTTAGTGAGAACGACCTACTTAAAAGGGTGGGCAAATTCATATCCGAACACGCACCTACCTACCCAAAGATTGACCACGTTGCTGGTAGGCATCTACTGGTCATCAACCCAGCTGACATACATATTGGTAAATACGCTAATCCAGACGAAACTGGAGAAGAGTACAATATCCCTATTGCCGTTACTCGCGTTTTAAAGGGTATTGAGGGCATTATTGCAAAATCTAAAGGATTTACTATTGATAGAGTTTTATTCTGCATAGGGAACGATGTTTTGCATATTGACAATGTATATAACACCACAACAAAAGGAACGCCACAAGATTGCGATGGTAAATGGTGGGAGCATTACGAGGTAGCTTTGCAGTTGTACGTTAAATGTGTGGAGATGCTTCGACAGATTGCGCCAGTTGATTGCGTACATTCAATGAGCAACCATGACTATCAAAGTGGATTCCATTTAGCGCACGCTTTAAAGAGTTGGTTTAGAAAGGCTGACGATGTAAGCGTTGACGCATCTGTTAACCATCGTAAGTATTATAGCTATGGCAAGAACTTAATCGGTCTTGAGCATGGAGATGGTGCGAAGATGGACAACCTACCCTTATTAATGGCACAAGAAAAGCCCCAAGAATGGGCAAACACTAAATATAGATACTGGTATTTGCATCACCTACACCACAAGGTAAAACATAAGTGGCGAGATGCAAAGGATTTTATAGGTGTTACAGTTGAATACCTAAGAAGCCCAAGTGCAGCAGATTCATGGCACAATCGCAAAGGGTTTACTGGCTCCCCTAAAGCCGTTGAAGGCTTTATACACGAATATGATAATGGTCAAGTTGCAAGATTGACACACTTTTTTTAGTATCTAATACACTGAAAACTAAGCATCTAAGAAATTAGGTGCTTTTTTTTTGCTTATTATTTTGTGAGATATAAAAAAATGTTTTATATTTGTATCAAACAAAAACGAAAAGCTATGACTTACTACCAAGAAATTTTAAAGCAAGTAAAAGAAACGACAAAAGGAGAAATTTACTACAACGAGGCAAACGGGGTTCAATACTTTAAAAGAGATGGAATCGGTTACAAATGGGATTCAAATTCTGATACTTACAAATCATATCAAACTGACGAATCTATGGCAAGAGCCATAAAAAAAACTGTTAATACTGGAATATAAACAAACGGGGGGGCAACCCCCCTTAATTAACCAACTATGGAACTACAACCAACTTACAAAATTGTCGGAAGCTATAAAGGGGATAACTATGAAGACCTTGACATAGTACATGGCGAAGATAACAAGGATTTGTTATTAGAAGAATACAGAAAATCAAGAGGTACTAACTGGCATATTGTTGCTTATAGAATAGACGAATAACATGGGAAAGCTAAAAGAATTATTATTAGGAAACAGAGGTCAACAATTAGACCGAGAGCAGATGTTAGAGATGCAACTCAACGCTCACTACAACGAACAAGCACATTACTTACAAGAATGGCATGAGGGTAAACGTACTCCCTTGAATAGTACGACGGATGAATACGAATATGTAAAACGACTAAACTATGGAAGCAAGTAAACTGAATGAATTGTATGTCAAGAATGGTTTAACTAAAGACGATGTATTTCAACACAAGTTTTTTACTATCATCAAAAGAAATGGTATTGATAAAATACAAGCAAAAAACAATATTGTTATAGAGTACAATTTAGATAGGGTTTCAGATGACCACAAAAGTGTAATCATAAAAGCTACGGCATATTATGGAGATAAGGTTATACAAACCTACGGAGAAGCAAACCCACAAAACACTACTGCCTCTTATCCAGTTGCTATTGCAGAAAAGCGTGCAATGAGTAGAGCGTGTCTTAAGCTTACTGGATTTTATGAGATAGGTCATTATGGAGAAGATGAGGCAGATGAATTTAACCGAAAGTAATATGCTGCACGAAATAATGAACATAGAAGCAAGTCATTGCTGCGAAGCTATTGTGTGGGGCGAAACTAAAATATGCTCTGCTTGTGGGGAGCATTGCGAAGTAGTATACTTAAACTATGAAAACGATGAATAAAACTGGAAGAGGGTGGCTACCCAAAACAAAGCTGCAAGATGTACTGCTTGATACCTACAAGACGAAGTCAGCGATCAGCACAAAGCTACAAATATCACAACCTACATTAATGCGTTTGTTAGCTGACGAGAAATGTATTACATTTAAGCAATTAAAAACTATATCAACCGATGCAAATATCAGCATCATAAAACTAATATCATTGTTATGAAAATAGAGGAAGACCAGATTCCGTTATTGCTTGAAATAGCGGCAAGGGAAAACAAAACGACAGTAGGTCGTATGAAATCAAAAGACCGAACTCGTTTCGTAGTTGAGGCGCGTATCATGTGTTATAAAATTTTAAGAGATAGTGGGTTTACCTTTGCCAGTATTGGTGCTTATTTCGACAAGCATCATTCATCGGTCCTACACAACTTGAGGCAGCATGAAAGAAACTACTTATCTTTTAACTACTACCAAGAAACATTTGATTCAATCATCTACGCATTGGGATATAACACCGAAGATAGTGTAGCGGACACTTTAATATTAGACCAATACAAAGAAAGGCTAAATGTATTAGAGGAAAAGATGGCTAACCTAAAGGGCGAAAACATTACGCTTAGAAGACAGTTGCAAAAAATACAGAAAACAAGTAAAATATTAACCAGTAATTTAAATCAGATATGTATTCAGTAAGAGGAAAAATCAGAGAGATCAAACCAGTAGAACAAATCAGCGAGAAGTTTAAAAAGCAGATTGTTCTGGTAGAGCAAAGCACAAAGTACGATGCCGTCATTCCGTTGGAATTTGTCAACCAGAAAGTTGACGATGTAGTTCCTTTATTAGAAGTAGGAGATAGCCAAAACTTTAACGTGAATATTCATGGTCGAGAATGGAAAGATAGATATTTTGTATCTATTAGATGTTACGGAATCAGCAACGACGATACAGTAGTTGCAGAGGGAAACGCACAAGGGCAAAAAGAGGGCTTACCATTTTAATTAAAAAACTAGATTTGGAGGTTTTATAGCCTCCATTTCTTTTTTATTTAAAAAACATTTTTAACTTTTGTTTAAACTAAACTAACTAAAATGAACATTTTAAAAGAAGCAAACAACATTATTAATGAAAGATCTGAAGAAAAGGAACGCATGTATGGGCCTTTTTCTGAAGGCATGGAAAGAGCCGCGGCGATAGCTAGGGCTTCTACTGGTAAAGATATAACTGCAGAAGATATGTATATATTTTTAGTAGCATTAAAGTTATCAAGACACTCTTACAATTACAAAGAAGATAACTTACTAGACGCGGTTGCATACATAGGAGCACTTAACAATTATAAGCAAAATCAAAAATAATAAGATTATGACTGAAAAATTTAAAACAGCTAACGATGCTTACGAGTTTTATTATAAGCAAATAATTAAAGAAGGCATTAATTTTGGAAATACTAAGGCTTTGTTTAATGTTGGTATGTATATTGAAAATCCAAAACTTAATACCATAACTAACTTTGATCGAAAATGGAGCGAAAAATATGCAAAAGCAGAATGGTTGTGGTATTTATCAGGAGACCCTAACATTAGTAAACTAGGAGAAATATATGGTAAAGTTCCTAAGATATGGCAGCAAATGGCTGATAAATATGGAGAGGTTAATTCAAACTATGGTAATCAGTGGAAACGTAGAGATCAGTTAAATAAGGTTATTAATCAATTAGCTTATAACCCAGAAACTAGGCAGGCTGCTATATCTATTTATGATGGAAAAGAAATAAATAAATATTCTCATGACACTCCTTGTACTTACGCTGTTCAGTTTACTATTATAGATAATAAGCTTTGTATGTCAGTGTACATGCGTTCTAATGATCTATGGTATGGCTTTTGCAATGATCAATACCAATTCTCAGAATTACAACAATTAGTTGCAGAAAAGTTAAATATTCAGACTGGTTGGTACTACCACCATGCTCACAACTTACATTTGTATAAAAAACATGTTTAATTAAAAAAAACTAAAAAATGGCTAACTTAGATAACCAGTGTAAAAATTTGAAAATTAAAAA